ACCGTGTCCAACAATGGCTCCAGCCAATAACGGACTGACGGTGGTGATTCCAATTCTTTGGTCAGCTTGATTGTCAATCGTACATACTTTAAGATTATCTGCCCATGAACCGGGATTCTTAGAAGCGTATACGAAAGAGTTGTCGTTCAGATGATTTTCTTCATAATCATCGTAGTTGTCGATTTTAACTGTAGCACTTGCTGCTCCAACAGCAGCGTTAGCATTATTCAACGAACCGCCACCGGTTCTTACCACTTTTAAAATACCACCATAGCTCAGGAAAGAGCTCGCAGACATCCAATACTCATACTGTCTGTCAGTAGACATTGGCTTACCATATGTATTGATAAGCTGTTGCTCAGTCTCGATCGTAATCGCTTCATCGACAGGACCGATAGCAAAAGGTCCTGCAATTGCTCCGATGTTGTCGAGAACGTTCTCTGACCTTCCTATTGTTTGATCAACTTCCCTGATTAATACACCAGGAGATAATTGAGGAGTAGCCATTTGTTTCTCCTTAGTTCTCAGTTATACCTGAAAATATTTATGAAAATTAGGGATTTAGGTGGGAAAGCAATGGGTGAACACTCTTACCAGTCAGGATATGACCAATTTGTCGATGTATTTCTCTTTCCTCTATTTTTTATAATTCTTTTTATACTACAAAACTTGCACTCATATGAATATGAGGATGGATTTATTCCCTTTCCTTTCTTGTAAAACTCATCGATCAAATTTTTAGTTACACCACAAGTTCTACATCTCCTATCCGTGAGGAATAGTGGACCTAGTGATAGTTGGTCATCAATATTCATTACCAAGAATTCCACATATAATCCATACCACCAGCAGTTGTTCCATACTCATCATTTTTAGCAACAGACCATCTGTCACCTTCACTATCTACAAAGCTAGAAGAATCCAACCCATCATCGATAAAACCAAATGGAGCCATGTCTTGTTCGATTTGGTTTTTTTGGTCTTCATACAACCTCTTACGAATATCTTGATCTGTAAGTTCTTTGAAATAATCTTGAGCAACTAACCAGGCATAGATTACAAGACACATAGCCAAGTCATCATTACAACCTTCTTCTGCTTCAAAAGAATTTGATTTAGAGATGAAGGTTGTTAGTTCTGAAATTATATCATAATCACACAACATCAGTTTATCTTCCTCAATCATTGTCTTGAGATTTAGTGATCCAACCTTCTTCACAGTCTTTGACATCTTAACACCTAATTGTGTCTTCTGTCCAGAGAAACCTTGTCCGACAATCTGACCTGCTCTACCTCTCATAGAACACATCAGTAGGTTCTGATACTCCAAATCATATTGGAGAATAGAAGCTACCTGATCACCAACATCATTTACTTCACATAAAATGAAAGCTTGATTGTAACTCCTAGCCACCTCATAGATGACACTTGGAAACAACATTGGTTTAATAGTATTATCTCTATACTTAGCTACAACTTTATGAGGGAATGTAGTTATGTCAACAACAACAAAGGCACTGTAATCATTACCAACCCCACGTGCAACGTCAACAGTAATCGCATAATCATGCTTGTCCTCAGGTTTAATATAGACATCCAATCCAGCATTAGTTTGTATAGCCTTGTCAAACACCAGAGATTTCAGTTTACTTGGTGCAATTAGTGTGTCAACAGATCCAAGGAACTCACACTCAAACTCAATCTTGAATTGTTGTTCTGATGTGTTGGCAATAGTTTGTTCTTTCCATACAATATCTCTACCAGGAACTTCTGACCAGTGAACATCGGTTGGAATATATTCGTTTCTCTTTTTCTCTGCATCCATCCACAATCTATAAAAGTGGTTCATCCCGTGTGGGGTGGATACAATAATTACTTTCGTTGATTTACCTGAAGTGATAGTAGGATATACAGAGGCAAAGAACGCGTCAGCAACGTGATTAGGAACAAAGGCGAACTCATCCAGAAAAAGAATGTTAAAAGACATTCCTCGGACAGCTGAAGCGGAAGTTGATGCTGCGAGTATTTTCGATCCGTTTTCCAGTTCGATGTTTCCTTTATTCCAGACCAGAATGCCTTGTTGCATCCACTTAGGTAAGTTCTCATATGCAGTAGCTAACCTCGCTAATAGTTCCCTAGCAGTTGTGGCTTTGTTTGCCAGAATACCAATATTTACACTGCTATTAAAAATAGCATAGTGAAGTAGATACGACACACATGTGGTAGACTTACCAGTCTGCCGCGGCATTTTGCAGATATTAAATCTGTTATTATGAAAATTATTGATTAACTTCTCTTGGAAGTCATAAGTTTTGAACGGTTGAAGACCATGATCCAAGGTCACAATCTTCACATAGTTTTGAGCAAAGTATACGGGATCATCCTTACACTTAATATACTCCTCAATCTGTTCTTGTGTGAACTCAATTGGTGTATTCGCCTTTTTTAGAAGGGGATTACCAAGATAAACATCATTACTCATAAATTACTAACAATTCCAACGACGACGTGCAGCTAATCCTCTTTCTCCTTTCCAACTTTTAGATCTTGCACAGAAACTCTTTCTACGTCCTGCAGCCTTAGAACCAGCTTTCAATTTAGATGGAGGAGTTGTAACAGCAGTTTTCAGGTTACCACCTGTTCTCCTGTTATACTTAGCAACACCCTTAGCTGTCATACCAGCTCCACTATCAGTGCTTCTTTTATCACCAGACTTCTGGGACATGCCAGTCATATCCTCTGTAATATCAGATTCAGTTGCCGCAGATGATTTTACAGAATCACTAACGTTATCAACACTAAACTTGTCAAACATTTTGGGACCATAACCACAGGTTCCACGAGTTTCTCTCTTCTCACAGAGACGACAATACTTCTCTTCTTCTTTTTTCTCAAGAATAGTTTCTTCACCTACATTGATATATGGATCATCATAATCAACAATAGAAAGTGAATATGATCTCAGTTGAGAACCAGGATACATCTTATTCAATGCAGATGCAACTTTTTGTCTAGTAGGTACAGATGCATCAGGGAAGAACAACTTCACCATCATCATCTTACCTCTCCAACCAAAGATAACTTGATACATGTTACCAGTTTGAATCTTGGTTCTTACCAATTCTTGGAGTTGTCCACCTTTGATGGGGTCAGCCTTGATGATATCAACTGATTCAATCTCACGGGGTTTGAAATCACCTGCATCCTGAACAAGGATACCACCAGTGACTTCCTCTTTCTTCATAGAACCTTTGGGAACACAGTTGGGTACCATCTTGCCACCCTTCTTTTTCATACCCCTTTGTTCATGAGTATCCCAACATGCTTCATCAACTGTTTCTTCTGATACACCAGATTTTCTGAGTCTCTTTGCTTGACTCTTGTGCATCTCAACAGCCTTATCAAGTTCCTTGGCAATGCCTTTCACACTATCAGGATTCTTGTGACTCTCCTTAACTTCAGTTTCTTCTTTCTTGACACAGTTTGGATATTTCTTACCAAACATGGTCTTCATACCTTTCTTTTCATATCCTTTCCAACATGCTTCATCAATAACTTCTACTTTAATACCAGCATATTTCATAGCTGCAATCTGAGTCTCAGTGAACTCAGGAAGGTCATAGAAACCTTCAAACTCTTCTTTCTTAGTAGAATTACCCCAGTTAGCTGCACCAACCTTACGACACTTCACCAACGCACCAGAGGCATAAGCTGAAGGCCATACAGAATAACGAGACTTGACCTTACTATAACAGGCGTCTTTAGTCCCACTACCTTTAGTCTTCTTGTCTTCTGCTTCGTTGAAGGTTTCTTCTTTCATTTTCTTCTTAGGTTTGTCAGTAGAAACATAGGTTGGTTTAGATGCTCCAGACTTACTTTGTTGTCCGGGATCTTGTCTTGACTTTCTCGTATCAGCTGATCGAAGTTCTTTCTTCGACATGCTAGATTTCTTAGCCGAAGAGTAACATTTAGGTGTTCCCTTTTCGCCAGGTTCGTTGGCACAAGGGGAACCATCAGATTGAACCCAACCAGGTTTTCCATCTTTTGATTTAGACTTACCAAACCAATCCCTAAGTCCCTCTTCGTTAATCATTTCACTCTTGAGTTTCCTAAGAGTTATTTATCAACCATCAAGTGCTACAGTAAGACCAAGAGACATGCCAGGTAGTGACTGCCAGGAAGTTCCATTGTAAAATTCCATTTTCTTACTTGTTTTGTTGTATATCATCGCACCCTCGTTGAACGATGCCGCATCTCTTTCTGTGGTTGTATATTGTGGCATGTAGAAAGCAGTGCCAACTGTCGCAATACCACTAACACTCCAATTTCTAGCATTTGCTTCATCGTATATAATATCACCACTAACATTTAAGTCGCCAGTTAAAGTTAAATTGGTTCCAGTAGCATTTACTGCTAACTCAGATGCAGCTCCACCACCAACTGCAGTACTGGCAATGCCTACCCACTTGGAACCATTGTAAATTAATAGTCGTCCCTGTCCTGTGGTTTGATCAAATGTTACATCATCAAGATCCTTAATGAATCCTGCTCCACCACCACCCATTGTGGAAAGTTGAGTTTGAATACGATTGATGAAGATTCTGTAGTGATTTGACAGATCATCTAAAGTAGCAAACTTTTGATCCATCGGAGTAAGTGGATCAACACCAGAACCAACACTTTCTTTTTCGTTTGGTGGTTCGTTTAGTAAATAATTTTCTTTTAGTTCTTTTTGATCTTTTTTGATTAAAGAAACAACATTTCTAATATCTTCAATATTGACCTTTAAAGAATCAATATCTTCTACAATATCAGATACTTCAGTATCATAATACTTAACTTCAGGAAGTGATTTTACTTTTTCACTAAGATCATTGAAAAACTTTAAAAGAGCTTCATCAGCCTTTACACTTTGACTGTCAATCTCTTTGATTTGCTCTTGGAGAGATTGTTTTAGTTTATTCTGTTCACTTACAATAGATTGTTTTAGTTTATTCTGTTCACTTACAATAGATTTTTTTAATTTTCTATCATCATCTTTAAATTCATGATGTTGTTCCCAAATTCTAGTAGAGACATCTCTGACTTGTTTAAGAAGTTTGTCCTTCGTTTCTTCAAGATTTACAACAGTTTGATTAAAATTTTCAGTAAGATCTTTTACATCTATCTTTAACTCAAATTCTTTAGTTGCAATAGTATCGTTTAATTCATTGACGCGATAGTCAATCTTTTCTCTGATAATATCAAGATGTCCTTGAACCTTATTAAAGTCATCATCAATGATGCTGAAAGTTTTACCAATCCAAGAGAAATCTGGAACCTCTTGAACTTCCTGAACCCAGTCAGGAAATGTAGGAATATTTTGATTTACTTCTTCAATTCTTGATTTTAATGAATTGAGATCACTCTCATAATATTTTACTTCTGGAAGAGAAGTGATTTCTTCCTTTATACGACTAATCTTATCATAAATGAATTGAATATCTGCATCATAATACTTGATCTCTGGGAGCTCAGGTATTTTTGATTCAATTTCAGTTAATTTGTCTTCATTTAAATCTTGAATTTGTGATAATTTATCACTTAATTCTTTTAGTTGCTCATCATAATACTTGATCTCCGGTATTTCCGGTATATCCTTTCTTACATCATTTACAAGGCGTACTAATTCCGACCACTCTGGAGCAGTTTCTGATAAAACAGTTTCAATATCTTCTTCTTCTAACGTATCTACAACTTTCTCTTCAATATATTCCTCAACAGAAGGAAGTTCCTCTTCCTGTTTAACTTCGATAAAATCTTTGTAAGAGGGCAAGTTGCTCTCTTCTAATATATCATTTATTGACGGCAGGTCTTCGTTGGGCATTCTATTAGTGCAATACTTTGGGATTTCTCTCCCTGAAATACTATTTATCTCCTCTACTTCTTCATCAAATTAAGTAGTGATTCCTGCTGTGACTTCTGCCGTTCCTTCAAGAATTCTTTCTACAGAACCACCAGTTGATGTGATTCTTACATCGTAAAGATATCTTCCCGATTTAATATTTACAGATACACCAGAAGTCATGGCAAGAGATAC